TTATATCCATTTTATCTGATTAACTCTAGTCTTTCGCCTAAGTTCATAATCGTTTCTAAGACGTTCTATATGAAGCGTTGTTGGAATAAACTCATTTCGGTCTTTTGCTTTCCTAAGTCCAAAAACAATACAGTCTTTGGTTCGAGGGTATAAAAAAACAATATCCAAAAGTAATCTATTTGGCTTCATGTCACGTGTCACAACACATGCCTCAATGTCTTGATCATAAAATATCCTGTGCAAAAAGTTATATGACAACATACGTTGTGAAACTTCATGCCACTTATTATTCGATCGTGAATTTTCTTTTGTTAATCTTAAATTATCAACATCTGATAATAGAAGAGTAGCACGTTTTTTACGCAACTTATTCCACCCCATTAGATGAGGGAAATCATTTCGATTAAAGGAAATGACAAAAGAACTTAGTAAGTTGTAGTTTGTTCGCACTTCGACTCTTTTACCTGCAAAATTACTTGTATAATCATCTAACATTGCCTTAAAATTGATATCTTTTTGACTATCAATTATTAATCGATTTAACGGAACATCTTGGGAATTAATCGTCATATACTTTCCTTAAAAAAATAACCGCCCTTCAGATGAAAGACGGTCAATGATTTACGATACCGAATTGGAATAGTCTCCAATTGGGACTAGGGGTAGATTTAAGCCTCTACCTAGCAACGTAGCGTATCGCCAACTACATTATATACTGAACGACATTAAGCAAGAGGCATTTATAAACGACTTGCTTCAACAAACATATTAACAGGTAGTTAATCAATTTTCAAATTTTTTTGATCATAAACGTTACACTGATGAACAAAAAAATCAAGAAATTATCCTCAATTCAAGTTTAATAAAACTCTCATAACTTATATAACAAAAAAAGCCCACACCTGAATTTATAGATGTGGGTATTATAATTGTTCAAATAAAAAAAGCCCGACTTGACAACAGCATATGGCAAGCTAGGCTTCTGAAACGGGCAAGACTACTGAGCTTTGTAGTCAAGAGGTACTAAACATTCAAAACTTAATACAATTTTTTGTTACACATTGATTCGAGTTGTTCACATTTGGCATAGCTATCATTGCCGAGTTATTAATCGCAATTTTCATTCATTAGTCAGCAGTGCGGCAGATGTGGGATTGAGCCCCCGCATCTGCTTTTTTGTGTTTACACAATAACACATACTTTAATTTATATCCAATAAAAAAACCAAACCTAATTTAATAGGTATGGTTAATTCAATATTACTTTTCAGACTTCTTGTTAATCTTTTCAGCAACCTTATCAACAATATTGTCGGTTTTTTCTTTGGCTTGTCCAGCCTTTTCTTGAATTTTACCTTTTAACTCTTTCTTATCATCGTCAGTTGCTTTTCCAACTGTCTCATTAGTTTTTCCTTTAATCATATCCTTTTTGCTTTCAATACTCATATTAACATCTCCTTTTGAATGTATTCTTAATGAACCTTTTTTTGTAATTCATCGCCAGCTTTATCTATACCTTTAGCAGCAACAACAGTTCCTCCTATAAGTACACCTCCAACTACTAAAGTACTAACTGCCATGAAAGTAAAAACACCTTTTAATACATTCATCTTTTATCCTCCTCAAGCTTTTTTTCTTACTACGAAGGATACAATCAATACAAGAATGATTGCTCCAATCAACGATGGAACGATTGCCATTCCTGCAAGTTGCGGACCCCATGATCCTAATATTCCTTCACCAATGAAGGATCCCACAATACCAGCTATTATGTTAGCAATCCACCCCATAGATTCTCCTCTATTGGTAACTGCGCCAGCGATTGCACCAATAACTGCACCTACTATTAGAACCCATAACCAATGCATAAAATCACTCCTTTTTATATTTATAATTAGATGCTAATATATTGAGACTATTTTTGCAAATTATAACAAAAAAAAGCCCACACCTAAATTAATAGATGTGGGTATTATTGTATCTTTTATCCCTTGAATCCAGAACCTTGCTGGAATTTAACTGGGATATATTCATCTGTGGAAACTTGATAGCACCAGCCTACATTAGGTACTTTAAATAGTTCTTCACCAGTTGCCCATGAAGTGCCACCTTTAAATACTTGGTTGCTGTCCTTGATACTTTGACCTTTAGAATTGTATGCATTAACTCCATAGCCGTCTAAATAATTGATAACGATCTTACCTGCCTTGTCAGTCACTGATTGTGGAATGTAAGTATCATTACCAATTTTAAAGTATGCTTTTTTGTCACGTACTAGAATATCAGCTGATTGCCATGCCGTGCCACTAAGGATATCAGTCCCAATATGGGGAACGCCTTTGCTATTTGTTGTGGTAAATGCTTTGAAGTAGTCAGCTGTCACAGTCACCACATTATTAATAGTGGCTTTCTTCTCTGGTTCGGGCTCGTCATCAAATCCGTTTGCAAGGTCATATGCTAGCTGTGATTTAGTGATACCCATGCTTGCAAAGTAAGGGTAAGGGTCAACATGATCACCACCAAAATTATTAGTTACCCATTGATGCGTCTTGATTCCATTGCCCCCACTGTCTAGAGTGAGCGGGATACCGTAAGCATTAGCGTAGTAGCGAGCTACTTCCACATACAACCGATAGGCTTCTCTAAATTGTTGCTTGTCTCCTGTTCTTGCAAACTCAATTTGTACGGGTGCGTATGGGTTAGCTGTTAATGCTCCCCATGATACGTAGCCTGGTTCACCGATTTGGTAAACTTGCGCCTTGCCATCCATATATCCAACAAAGAACTGCACGTAAGCACTGCCATAATTGTTATGCATGAATTGTACTTCATGCAGTAACGCTTGTGAATCTCGCTTGTCGTTATCGTTTCCCGATTCATGAAGAATAATGAAACGGTTAGAAGCTAGACGTGTATCGCCTTGGTAGTCGCCAAGCGTATACGTTTTATTAATGATATTAGGATTAAACATATTCTATCCTTTCATATCCAAATTTTTTTGTTCTTTGGTTGGTTTCCACTCGGTAGAATATCCACCAGCAACGCCTTTGATACCAGTGAATAATCCTGCTGTGGAAGCACCAACAAGGAAACCAGCAAGGCAAGCCTTGCCCAGTTCCTGCTCGTGGAAAATCAATCCAATAATCAATCCAGAAAAAATACCCACAGCCATTGCGATAAAAGGCATGTAGGTATTTTTGATTTTAGTTTGTTTTAGTGCTTGAGTAATTGCGTAAACAATCACCGCCATAATGACTAACTCCGCTGAGTTAATCAAGTTCATTCCCATAATATAATCCATTAATTTTCACTCTCCCAATCTTGAAATTTACTATTCAAGGCACTCATTTGCCTTGTTAATTGATCAATGATTTTACTTTGTTCATCAATTTTCGCATTTAGTTTTATAACTTGTTCTTTCAACTCGTCCCGTTCATTAGTTATCTTATCTAATCTATCCCACATGATATCAGTGTGTTCAGCGTATACAGATTCATTTGAACTTGTGTTCTTTAACTTCTGTCCCCAAACGCCAAACATGCCCGATACAATAGCACCACCAATAGCCGAGATAATAATTTTCAGCGTATCGTTCAACGTGGTATGCCCCAAATCGATTCAACCATCACACGCAACACAATGAAACCTGTGATGATTGTTGTGTATCTGGGGATAGTAAAAGGACCAACTATATCATGCAATAAGAAAATGATGAAATAGAAGGTCCAAATGAATAAGAGTGTAAATGTAACAACCGCCTTATTTGCTTCCGTAAAATGTTTGGATACTGATATCAGTGTGACGTAAAAACCCACAATCATTAGCGTGATAGCAAACGGCGCATCATCCACTACTTTGACGAATACGGGCATATGCAGGGGTTGATCAACAAAATTATTATCTAACCCGAAGAACATTCCTAGGATAAAAGTCTCCAATCCTGTGATAGTCCAGAACCTGTTCTCTCGCACGTATTTCATGTCGTCACCTTCTTTAGTAGAATTCTACAGAATCAATGAGTGGCAATACAGCGTAATTTGCAGAGCCCATACGTTGCCATAGATATCCATATCCAAACGTAATTTCTACGGTAATGTCTTCTAAAATGATCTATTTTTTCTTTCATATATGTCCACCACTATGCCGCATCTCTTTGATCTACATATTCATTTGTAGAAATCCTGAAGCCATGAATGGTGTTACCATTTTTATCAATACCATTAATAGTAGCGTCTACATAGAAAGTGCCACTAATTGGTCTAGAAACATTTTGTAGACAATCATTATATAATCTTGGATTTGAGGCTGTAATCGTTACATTATTAAAATTACCCTTGATAACTTTAGTCACATCATAACCTTTGATCCATTCATCAGTTGAAATTTGATAATAGTCTTCTCCGTTATAAGTTCCATAGTGTGACGCCCAGAAATCTTGTCCTGCTGATATCGTTCTGCCAGGCACTCCTGATTTACTAATAACTTTTGAATCTCTAATAACACCAAGTTTTTCCAGATTGGAGCTAGTCTTACCTATATTAGTAATAACAGTGGTATCAGTATTACCGCCACCAGTATTACCGCCAGTATTACCGCCAGTATTACCGCCACCAATGTTGCCACTGTCGTCATTTCCACTTCCACCAAGATCTGGATCTTTAACGTTATAAGTAGTGGTTAATACAATTTTTGCATGGTCGTGAGTATTGTTTTGCACAACAACGTCACCATTAGTAAGAATAGATATAAGTACTGGTTGCGCATCGTGTCCGTCACCGTCCATAGAGATACCATGTCCAACTTTTTCGGCAATTGGACGTACTTCACTTGGTAATGTACAGATAGTAGCTGAACTAGAGTTATAGGAGTTTGCAGAAAGTGACAACAAGACCTCGTCACCAATCATTGATAATGATGTCTGTCCAAAGCCAGTGTAATTTGAGAATGGATCTTTCCAAGCAATCGAAGATACATCAAAACGTTTAGGTTCAATGTCTTTGATATTGTTTTCAATGCTGGTTACTTTGTTGTCAAATATATCCTTTGTGACGATGTTGTTTTTGGCAATCTGATCTGTAATATTATCGATGGCTTGCTTCAATCCATCATATTTATCCGTTGCTTCTTTTGAAATATCATTAAAGTAATTGATTGTGTTTTTTACTTTTTCATCGACTTGAGAACTAAAAGGATCGCTGCCAATATTCAAATTATAAAAATCATTCGGTAAAACGTCTAAATTAAAATTGATTGTCGCAATAACTTGATCCTTGTTCTTAACCTCAATTACACAGCGTTTGTACTGTCCAGCAGTTGCCATCGCCTGTGAAGATAATGCAATCACAACTCTTCCTGCTTGCCACGTATCGCTTTGGTCTGCAGAAATTACTTTGATCTTATCTCCAGCATCTAAGCCATATAATGTTACAGATGAGTTATCCTTATCTAACTGATGAGGTTGGTTACCATCATAAAACCATAATTTCAATTGTGGACCATTTTCACCCTGTCTAAACCGCTTATTGAATGAATATGTAACTAGATCTACTTTATTTAAATCAATTTTGATATATCCATCTTTAGTGATATCAGGAGTTGCTGGCAACCAAGTATCTTGATCCAAGATATCTTTAATATTTTCGTCCATTTATTTTTCCTCCTTGTAAATAAAAAGACTGGTATCAAGTTCGTTAATAAAATCATCAACGGCTTGCCAGTCCTTGTTAAATATTTCTATATATGTTTTGTTTAATTCTAACTGCTTAGGTATTTCTAGATAAATATGTTTGAACTCATCATGAGTCACTAAATTAGCAACTCCTGCTTCGTTTAACATATCTATAGTGTTGTTCAATACTTCATTTAATAATTGATAATCATCATATGTAATACAGTACAGTTCGACGTCATCTTTACTTCCAAAGAGCTTTTTAAATCTAAGAGTATAACTTCTATCAGTCATATATAAGCTTTGTAATAGCTTATATACTTCACTGATTCGATTGTGGATCTCGCTAAAATTTTCATCAGTATCCTTTAAAAAACGAATATAAGAGGTATCCTCAGTAATTTTTATCATCTAATTGCACCACTGGGAAACTTCCAACGAATTGTCTTTGTATAGACATTTGGCGTGGTTTTTTCACGCAATGTAACTAGCATATTGAAAAAGTCCATTGATTTAGCATTTGCCGCTAGCATATTGTTGAAAGAATTAAATGGAATAATGTTGCCATCACTGCCTAACATATTAAAGAATACCGTGTAATCTTTATCGACGGCTTTCTTAATGTTAGGTGCTGAATAAGCCAAGTGCCGGGAATTCGAAATGTAATATTCCGAATACACCTTATTCCAATCCTCTGTTGTTCCACCATTGTTGTAAAGATCGGCGGTTTGAACTTTAGAAACGTTTGTGAACCATCCTAAGTCGATTTCCTGCATACTGAGAATATAATCAAAATAATCCTTCACTGCTTTAGGGAACTTCTTACCTTCAATTTGTCCATTAATAGTTGTGACAATATCGTCGATATTTTCTTTAGTGTATATATCATCTAATTTTTCTTTGATAGCATCGTTTACGGCATTAATAGTTTCATCTTTTGTCAAATACTGGCTTAGATCTGTACTACCCCCACTAGATTGAGCAAATTTATTATCAATTTCATTTTTGTCATAATAATTACTCATATCAGGTTTATACGCTGCTATTGCATCAGCTATTGCTTTCTTCATTTCATCAGTGGTCGAATAATTAGAAAAATCTACAGAAGAAATTTGTTTAATTAGTTCATCCACATCAGCTTTTGTGTAGTAGTTTGATAAATCTGCTTTTGGAATTTTATCGATGATACTGTCAATTTGTTCTTTGGTATAGTAATCGCTTAAATCGGTTCCTGTTGCCATAAGCTCTTTAACTTCCTCCTTCGTATAATAATCTTTTAAGGAATTCTTGATCGAATCAGAAAGTAATTGTTTAATTTCTTCCTTAGTAAAATAATCAGTGAGGTCAATATTTGTACTAGTGCCTTTAATTAGATTGTTTACGAACTTAGTCAGCCCTTCAACAGAATCATCATCGGCATGAGTTTTTGCATATGCCCGATTACCTTCAAAATCAGAGAGCTGCATTATTTTTGTCATTTAACCTCACCTACTTCCCATAACTTATTACTTTGATTATTTCCATTTGAATTATTCGTAATGTTACTAATCTTAGAATCAATTAAATTAGTAATTGTGTTTTTGGTACTATTTTCAAGATCAAAGTAAGTCTGAACCGTATTATTAAAAGTAATTTGCTTGACCTGCTCAAAGTTGAGTAAGGCCTTTTTTATTCCCACAACTGTAACATTAGTATCTAAGTTCAACGGTTGAACTTTTAACAGAACACTTTCACCTTTTAGAAAATCATCGTCTCCATAATAGGTAGAAGTTAATGTAATTGCTGGTTCGGATTTCATCTGCGATAATGCTGATTTCTTAGCATCATCAGCGTTCTGTGATTTGTCATCATTGATATCTTCTCCAGCTTTTTCTCCGAAACGAGCAATAGAATCCTCATCTCGCACTTCAAATGGTGGAAAAATATAATCAGGCTTAGTATTGCCATCAGTTGATTTAGATTTACTAGAATCAGAATCATCAGTCTTATCATCTGAACTATCATCAGTTTTAGTGGCTTCTTTTTGACTTGGATATACCATTGCAATGTTTTGTAACTCCGTAGTATCCGCAGATAATTTAACATCTGATGTATCGTGATAGTAATGAATTACTCTACCGTTATCCTTTTTAAATTCAGATTCAGACCATATATCAATATGCCGATTATCAAATGTATAAACCGACCCTTTCCATGAATCAGTAATTTTACTCAGCACATCTTTTAAGGAACATTTACCCATATTGTCAAATTGAACTGGCTGAAAATCTCCATGAATTTCATAGGTGAATCCACCGGTCTTTTGACCATTCTTAGTGACATAATCAAATAATCCTTTAGGTGTAAATCCAAATGAACCGTCCATACTTTCGTTGGTTCTAACATAGGTGCATTCATAACCAATGTGTGTGGCTTTAACATCTATAGTATGTGTTGAACCTGATAGTGTTGGTTCAGATGTTTTAATCACGAATTCTTGACCATCTGCGATTATATGATTCTCGTTAGTAAGTAGGCTAAAAGCTAACGAGTGATCATCAAAAGCTGTAAATGACAATTCATAGTTGCTATTTTTTTCCCAATCAATGATAAAAGTTTCAGGTTCGATACAATTATTCAGTAATTCTTCATACTTACCGGTACGTTCTTTAACTATTATTTTTTCGGTCATTAGAAATATAAGAACGGAAAACTAAATGTTATATCTGGATTGTCTAACCCAGATACAGTGAAATGATTATTTCCCTTGACCAGACTGATTGTTCCGTGGTCAGTGTCAATGCCACAAGAAGTATCATCTAAAAATGGATTGATACCATTAATAGTCAGCGTTTGGCCATCCGTTAATCCTTTCTTATAAGTAAAAGTTTCATTCGAAGTAGTATTAGTTAAAACCACATTATTTCCTGTACCGGTAATTTTAATCACTAGATCATGTCGTTGCTCCAAAGGCTGGATATCAACATCACTTGGATTATAAACATTAAAGTCATTAGATTTAAAATGATATGAGTAATCTTTGTCTCTTGGAAGATTTAACCCTATTTGGTAATTTCCATTGAATTTAAATATCTCATCTGAATTAACAATTGATTGTCTAAAACCTGACAAATTATTAAATGTGACTGAAAAACTCTTTTCTGCATAGTCCACTCTTGTCATCGTAAATGGTTGTGGATAGCAATAAACCACCAAAGCAGGGCTTACCGAACTCCGTAATCTCATTACCGCACGACTTGAAAATAGATCATAAATTTTATGTTCTAAAAGATCGAGCTCATATGCATTTCGAGCATTTATTAAAAAATCAGCTTGAACAGTTGTGGCATCGTAAGTAATGGCGCCTTGTTGTATCTGACCATCAATACCTGTTGGAGTATATGTATTCATCTTGGGCTTAGGAGTGCCATTAACCAAATTTAAAAAGGCAAACTGATGATTAGCAGTAATTGCAATCTCCGGTTCGCCTTGTTTTTTTATGTATAATGTCTGCATATTAGATACTTGCATAATTAATAGCCCGCCTGAAAGTCATGCATTCTTTTTGAACCTGCCATTTGTTGTAAAAAGCTGTCCATTCCTGAACCGCCGTTACCATTGCTAGAAACGATTGCAGAAAGAATATTTTTCAATAATGAATTCTGCTCTTGTGTAGCCATTAATTGGGACTGCATCGTATCATTTAATTCATTATTTTGATTTTCAGTGTTGGGTGTTGACTGACCTCCATTCATATATTGATTTGCTTTAACCATTAAATCTAAAGCTCTTTGCTTTCTATTCAGTGGGATAACTACTTCAGGCCCAGCCTCGCCAACGATTGCTTTGGTTTCTGAGGAAACGAAACCACCATTTGCCATACGCCTGTGACCTTGAGGTCCAGAATGCAACCAATCAATTTTAGATACACCCCAAATACTTGTTGGACCAATAGAACTTTGCCATGCACTGTTATTGAAGAATGCAAGCAACTGATCAAAAGGATTCATAATATTATGGTGTCCTTTGACAGCATAGTAGTTGAATGTTGGTGGCGTATATTGCAAAATACCGCGGGCTTCATTACCTCCAGAGTTAACATCATGAATTTGTTGAACGATATTACGACCACCAGACTCTGACTGGATAACTGCTTGCAACATCTTAATGAACGAAGCACTCGGGCTAACTTTCATCATTGCTGCTGCCGCCATAATCATTTTAGGATCATAATTACCACCCATTGAGAAATCCATACTTTCCAATTGTTTCTTAAATGGTGCTGAAATAGCCTTTAAAAATCCATTAGACAGTGCAGTACCAAATTTTCTTTCAAATTGACTGCCATCAAACTTAGTTTTGTTAAAGAATTCTTTCTTTAACAATTTAAGTGGATTCTTTTTTATATCATCCAAATGATCTAATAAGTAACTCATCATATCATTCTCAGCATCACCTTTACCATTGGCGTGATGTGGAAGCGAGTTTACCATACTCATGAAATTCTCTGATAAATGATGCGGTAATATCGATGTTTCTGGTGATAAATATCTGATCTCCTCGCCTTTTGTTCCTACAGGATATATTCCGTTTGATTTATCATAAGCAAGTTCATAACCTTCTTCTCCAACTACTGCTAATCCACCAGGAGCGCCTGAGGTACCAGTTGCATATTTAGCCATCCCCAGTTTCTTTCCACCAAATGCACTTATAACAGTATTTACACCGCCAATACCTTTGTTGATTTTGCTTATCACACTTGACATGGACTTTGAAGCAATACCAGGAAGTTGGTTAAATCCACCCTTAAATGAATTAACGACTTTATTTAACCAACTCTTCCACTCGCTCATAAACGAATTTGTAAAGTTCTTCTCTCTTGACTTCAATTTGTTTGTATCACTGTTAAACGTTTTAACAATAGTAGACATACGATTCTTTAAATTACTATTTGCATTCTTCCAAACATTATTCCAACTCTTTTGGAATGTTCTATCAAAAGATTTAAGACTCTTCTCAATACTCTTAGTTGACTTGTTGAAATTAGAAGCAAATGTGTTGCTCTTGGTGGCCTTGTTTGCTGTATCAATTTGCTTCTTTAGTACAGTTCCAATATTTGTTTTATTAAGAGTTTTTGTTAATGAAGTAAAATCCTTTTCTAATTTTCTAAAGGGGTTTGATTTACCATAGCTTTTAAGAAATTTATTGAGAGTGTTGAATGCTTTACCAACCTTATTAATTGGTTTTTCGAATTTAGTCCAACTTGGAATACTCTTCTTGATACTCTTGTCCAAATCCTTAATCTGCTTAGCTAATTTATTTTTCTTGAGATTCTTACTCATTTTATTCAAGTAATCATCTAATTTACTTTTCTTAATAGCCGTCAACTCTTTGTTGGGGTTATTTTTCTTCAAGGATTTCTTGAGACCACTTAATGCCATCTTATATTTCTTGATAGCAGCAACCATATCTTTAACATTCTTAATATCTTTTTTAGATACGTGTGTTGTTGCGACTTTTTTAATAGCCTCTTTTGTAGTGACTTTTTTGCTTGGTTTGTTTAAGTCATCTTTCGCCTTCTTGGCTTTCTTTAATGCTTTCTCATACTTTTTAACATTTGCTCTAGCTTCATCAAGTGCCTTTTGATTTCCGCCACCCATTCCAGAAGTCATATTTCTTTGTTGAAGATCTACTTGAGCTTTTGCTTTCTTCAACTGTTGTTCAATTCTCTTCGTGCTTCCTTTAGGCGCATCAATCTTTATCTCTTTAAATCCTTCAAACCATTTCTTGACTTTGGGTGCTGCGAACTTACCAATCTGGTCTCCAAGTTGTGAGCCAATCATTGCTCCTACAGGTCCACCCAGAACAGCTCCTATCCCGGTTCCAAGGGCTGTACCAATTGCACCACCGGTTGATTGAATACGTTCCTTAGGATTCTTGGCGTTTATTGCTTTAACAACATCAAATCCTACTTCCACAGCGCTCATACCTAAAGCAAACTTACCCATAGTAGATTTGCCCATAGCCATGATATTAGAACCCATCTGACTTGAAGAAAGCTTTGAAGAAAGTTTGTTGTTGAAGCTTGTTGCGGTATTATTCGCTAAATTGCCTGCTTTGATTGGTAAGTCACTTTTTTTCAAAGATCCAGACAGTTTACTGAACAATCCAGTTATTTCGTTTAGTTTTAATGCAAAGTTGGACATTTTATTTACGGCCCATATAGCTGCAATCGACCCGCCAATTACCTCAACAGCATTCTTATGCTTTGCCAGATTAGTAACAAATTCATTCATAACATGTAAAGGATCTTTGGCTTTTTTCCCATTAGAAGAGACAAGGCCAAAAAGACCACCAATTACTTTTAATGTTCCAGCAAAAGTATTCCAAACACCTTTAGCCAAATATCCAACGATCTTCCCTGTATTAGTTACGATTCCTTGAACATCTTCATGATGTTGACCTAAATAACCGAAAAAGGCTGCAACATTATCAGTCAAATGACCGACAGTTTTTCCAATTCCTTGAATATCTTTTTCAAATTCTTTTGAACCAGCACCTTTAGCGAGTTTATCGCCAATTTGAGTGATCGCAGGAAGAGCGTTAGAGGCGATTGTCATAGTAATAGAATCAAATGCTTGCTTTAATCTATCTAATGCGACTTTACCAGTCTTACTATTCTTTTCAGCCAACTTAGCTACATAGTTATTTTTTGATGACTCTTCGACTTTTTTATTCAACTCACCTAGCTGCTTGGCATTATCAGCTAAAATCAATCCGGCTTGTTGTCCTGTTGTACCAAAAATACTGTGAAATAAATCAACTTTACTTTGTTTACTCATTCCTCGTGTATGTTCATTGAGCAGACCAAAAATGTCAGTCATTGACTTGAGCTTTCCATCTTGTCCAACGAAATCCTTGGTACTCAATCCCATCTGACCTAAAGCATCAGAAGCACCCTTAGTTGGAGAAATAAGACTATTAATTGCTTTTCTTAATCCGGTACCGGCCTTATCTGCTTCAAGACCATTATTACTTAAAATACCCATAGCACTTGAAGTTTCGGCTAAACTAAATCCTGCTTGATGAGCCGTTGATCCTACATAAGACATTCCAATTCCTAAATCAGAGAAATTGGTAGCTGTCATATCAGCAGCATATGCAAGATCGTTAACTGCTGTCTTGGTATTCTTAATCATCCCTTTAGTGGAATCAGTTCTCATACCAAATGCTTCTAAAGTTTGCGAAGATACTTTTACAACGTCAGCAAAATCGTCACCGGATGCAACAGAAGCTTGTAGTTCAGAGCGCATTGCTCCTAGTGCTTGCTTTGAGTTATAACCACGTTTTACAAGATCTTGATATCCTAAAGCAATTTCATTTTGAGATTTACCGTATTTCAGCGCATATTGCTGACCATCTTTTTGCATCTCAGCAACGTTTCTTGTAACTTCACTAACCTTTTCTCCGCCAGTTACAAGTAAATTGCTAGTAACCTTAGTAGTATTTTGTAGTTCAGTAGCGTTTCGTGCTCCGCTTGCTAATGCAGCACCCAAAGCCGTACCCGCAAGTGTTGCAGTTAAGGCAAGATTCTTCAAATGAGAAGCTGTATTTTTAATGGAGTCCCGAGTCATTGATAGAACTTGCTTACTTTTACCAACGTTCTCTCTGAAACCAACAAAGTGTGTGCCAGCAATTCCCAATTGAGTGCCTAACTCACGATATCTTGAATTACTTCTGCCTATTTCAGCACCAAGCTCATTGACACGAGTCTGTTGCTGTGAAAATTCTTTTGACGTTGATCCGCTATACTTTTTAACATTTTGAAGTTGTTTGGATTCTTTTTCATATAATGAATTTAAATCAGTAATTCGTTTCTTGAGAGCTTCTCTTTCAGTTGAATTGGCTTTGATACTTTGGCCTTCAGCTTTGTACTTTTCGATTAGACTATCAGTGACAGATTTAGTACGTTCAAGAGCATCTTTTTGTTTCATTATTCCTTGATTGTATAAATCTAAAACATTCTTAGCACGTTCTTGTTGCTGAGACATGTTGCTCATTTGTCGAGTCGCATTGTTAATTTTACTGGCCAAATCGGAATACTTTTTAGACCCTTCAGATGTGGAGGTGTCCAAAAGCTTCATTTCATCTTTAAGTCTATTGATATAATTCTTCTGACCTTCAATGGAACGATTAAGACCGTCAACCTTTGACTTATATGCATTTTGGTAGTCGCCATTGGCTCTCAAGACCGCTTCATTTGCTTTCCACTCTGAAGTGAGAGCACGTACTTGGTTTTTCAATGACTTGATTGAGCCTTCCGACTGAATGGTATCAATATGAATACCAGTGTTTAATTGCATATCTTTTGCCATTTATTTTCCTCCCTTCTGAAAAATTGATGCAATCCCACCCGTTCGAATGAAATCGCCTAAATTCATTTGTCCAACGTCATTATTTGGATTTTCATTTTTTCTTTTTTCACTCATAACTTCTACAAGCAAAAAATAAGGCTGGGATTCGACAGTTTCGATATCCCAACCCATGTTTTCCATTAAGCCTCGTTCAAAATCTAAGAATTCATTTAAAACCTCTGAAGGAGCCACATAATCTGACTCTTCTACTTTTTTGGGTCTGTATCATCATTAGTAATTAGATTTGAAATCTTAGCAGTAGTCGCAGCTACTTCTTCATTTGATAATTCTTCTAACTTTGTGAATTCAGCATCACTTAAATTCAAAGTTTCTTGAATGAACTCTAAACTTGCATTTATTTGTTCAATAGAAATATCTGTTAGACTTGCAGTCGCATCAACAATTGCTGAATAGTTATCTTCATTGCCAAGATCTGAATCTGCTAATTCTTTGTATTCATTCATTTTTACATGTGACTGTTTTTGTGTAAGTACGTCTTTCTTTTGAAATTCCAATGCTAGTCTGAAATTCTTGACTGACTTCTTAATAATGCGTTTCTTTCCTAAAAATGTAATTGTTGCTTGTGTCTTTGACATATTCTCTCCTTATCGTCTCACATCTATCGTCTCTGTCTTTTTTAGTTAATCACTATTTATTTGTTGGGGTTATTTGAATCATTATTTGAACTAGTATTTGAACCAGTATTTGAATCAGTACTTGGTAATGTCTTTGGTGAACTTGTAGCACCACCATCAGGGTTAGTTACCTTTTGGCCAAATACATCCATTTCATACTTATCAATATCAAAATCATCATCTTCAATAGCTTCAACATATGTTTTGCCATCGTTTCTGTCTACTGCAGTAAATGTTAAATTGTCTTGCGAATAAACAGTTGTATTTGTGTTTGTCTTTGGGTCAACGTTACCTAAACTAAATCTTCCTTTGAGAAGTGCGATTCTAGCCTTGGCTTTTTCATTTTGTGCATCATGTGAAATCAGTTCAAATACACAATAAGGTGCTTCTGTGTCTGATGAAATTGTTTGATATCCATCTTTTGTATCCATTCCAAGAATTTTTGCACGAACAGCTTTATCCATTGTATTTGCTACAAAGGCAACTGAGATATTTCCTGTACCTTTTCCTGGAGTCTTCCAAATTTGGTCCGATCCATTGATTGGAGTTGCAGTAGGTGCAATGTTTGTGATAGATGCACTAACCGTTGAACCAAAAGTTTTGCTATCTGGTCCGATATCAAAAATATTTTCTGGTTTGATTGTTTCATCATCAATCGCGTTATAAATACCAATTCTTACTCTTTCAAAACCTGATAATGCCATATTAAATTTCCTCCGTATGTTCGTATTTCATAGTTCTACTAAAAGCTCCCGTCACTGGATCAATATATGGATAAGAGTCTATTTGGTAGAAGTATTGTTTTTCCAATATTTGATTAATTTTGTTTTGTGTATTTTCGTCATCCGTATCACCACGATAAAAAATTTGTATTTCTATCATTTGATCCTTAGCTGTACTGATATCACTTGCACGATTTGTAAAGATATCATGTATTTCAGATACTAGGACGACTGTTTTTTCAACATCCACATATTGTTGCGGAATGTTTTGAGCAAAAAAATTGGATGAATCAATTTTTAATTCATCCGAGTTTTCTTTTAATATATCTAAAATCACATTTGAGACCATGTTAATCTCCATTTAATTGTCTATAGACTTTCGCCTCAGCTTCTAAAACATCATGCTTACTCTCTTCAATTGAATGTTCTTGAAAATGAAGTCCTGGAATGTACTTAGTACTATGAGAATTTTTACCTTTCCCACCATGAGCCATATAGCCATCATTTAAAAATCGTGCTATATAGCCAGGATTTTCTTTATCATTCTTGAATCCAACAAAAGTGGCACCATCTTCAGATTTATATCTCATTGAAATCGATTTAGACAAATCTATCTTGGTATCTCTTGAATGTTCTCCCTTATGAAGAGAATTGTTCATATTTTTTGTAAGCAGTTGTTTATAAACTTCTGCACCCGCCTTTGTCATTGCTTTCTTTTGAGTTTCAGTTGGAATTAATTTACCTAGCTCGTTGTCTAACTGTTCTAAGCCTTCAACTAAATCCAATTTTGTCATCTCTTTTCAGACTGATAAGGTCATACGCATCAGCAATATTTTCAGAATCTGGGTTATAGTCTGTTATTTGATAACTCTGATGGTCTAATACTGCGTACTTAGCACCATTTAATCCCTTTGCTTGGTGACGTACGATTACTATTACATCGAAACTATCAGGGGTTCCAAGCAATGTGACTTTTTGATTCATAGTAAGTGTATATAGACCACACCAAATGGTGTTGATAGGGGTTAATACTGGTTTGTTTGTATGCTGTGCAGTTTCTTTATTTCCTACACCACATAAGGAAAGACGTTTATTAAGACGGCTGAAATTAATTCTTTGAACCATTTACGCCACCTCGTTGCTCTAAATCAATATACTTGCCTCTAAGTTGTCCAATGATCGAATAACTGACCAAGTCGACTTCACTGACTGCGTTTCCTACAATTGCCGAACGATAAGTATAATAAGAGCTTGCAATTGCAATAACTACCATTTCAAATTGATCCTTAATGTCGGCAAGCTCATAAAATCCTGTCATAATGCCATCATCATAACCAATAGCACCAATCACATAAGATTTGGCAGCGGAAATATTTCTCTTTAAAATTTCGTCATCTTCGTCTCCATCAACACGTAAACTGAGCTTAAGCACTTGCAATAACTTATCGTCATTCATGAAGTGACCTCCTATTCAGCCTTAATAGTTGTTTCTTTATCATTTGATGTTAAAGAAATCTCACTAGGCTTTACTGGGTGTTGGAGTTGTTGTTCCAGCCAAAGTTAATAAGAAAGCACCTTCTGAATCAGTAACTTCCGTATCAAAACGAATATTACCGGCAAGAATTTGGCCGTATGTTGGATTATCTTGCCAACGAATAGTATTTTGATTTCTGTCAAAGAATGTAATAGCACGTGGGTCACCAATCCAAGCAATGGCATCACCAGATTTTCCAAGCAATGTATCAGGAATACGAACTAGGTCTAATCCTAATAACATTTTGCCTGTTCCTTGAGCAATATTATCTTGTAGTAAGTAATGACCTTGCTTGTCTTTTAATGTATCAACGGCTTGAATAAAGCTTGAAGTAGCGACAATCTTAGGCATATAAGCTGGGTCGAGCTTTACATTGAGAATTTCTTTAATTGAGTCTGTAATGTCATCTTTTGATGAAAGTGAAACAGGTGTAGCTGTCTTCATCTTTTCAGCAATTGCTTGATTAGTAGTATTCAAGATTTGTTTTTGGATATATTGACCAATAAGACCAGCAACATCAAAGTCTGTATCATCAATCATTTCTTGAGAGATTGGCAATTGTCCACGATATGTAGCTACCTTATAATCGATTGACTTGAAAGTTGGATTGGCTAGTGTTGGATTTTGTTCCAATTCTTCAACAGTATGGAATACGGCATCGACTTTATCCTGTACTGGATATGTTCCAGAAGCAGTTGTTACTGAGGTATTTTGTACAAATTGTCTCAAATCATATTGAGTTTGCACTGGTTGTTTAGGATCATAAACAATATCCTTGGGAACGATAACTTCATTACCAACTTCTTTAACACCATCACGTTTTTCACCACGTGAATGAACATAGGCGTTTAGTGCTGAACGTACTTCTTCTTGTGGCTTAACAGTGATCTTGTTTCTTACTTCTTTATTTTGAAATGTCTTTTCTGGCATTGATCTTTTATCCTCTTTCTTTTTATCACCTTCATCAGATGATTTATCTTCATCCTCTGAATCTTTCTTATCATCATCGTTATTCTTAGTAATCATGCTCTTAGCACGTTCGATTTCTTTGAAATTTTCAAAATCTTTAGTAAGGCTTCTGATCTCTTCCATTTTTTTATCTTTTTCTTCTTGTGGTGCATCGCTTCTGATGAATTTTTCTGCTTCATCAATTTTTGTTTGAATTTCTTTAATATCCATATAATTTACTCCTTAATTTGATGAGTTCTAATTCAGAACCCAATGATTTAATTTCTTGTTGCTTAAATTTATCTAAAGAACGTTTTGATACAGTAGTTTCTTGATAGGCAGGCATTGGTGTAATAGACAATTCAAATAGATCATCAATCTCAGTAATATGTCTAATAGCGGTGTCAGAAGCAGTATTTTGCCAGCTGTCATTTCTAATGGTGAATCCAAATGAGCAACCTTTTAAATTACCGTTTCTAACATTTTCTGAAACATCATTACCAAGCGTCGTATCAGGAATTTGGGCATTAAAAAATAGCCCTCTATCATCTACTTGAAGTGATAAAGTACCGCTATCCGTTCTTGCTAAAATGTTGTCCCAATTGTGGTTATAAAGTAATTGAACCTTACTTAAATCAACACCATCTAGTGCTGACCTATCAACATATTCAATAAATCCGCCTAGGTCTTCACTCGGTTGGTCAAATATAATTGCATAACCTGATAAACTATTACCATTGCTCTCGGCACGCTTTTCAAGCTTAAAATTACTATTATTAGCTACTCTAATTTCCTTGATTTTGTTCACTATCATCACCACCCTTCTCCGTTACCGTTGTCTTTGTCACAACGGGTGGTAAAGGATTATCAGTTTCATTCATTGCCTCTACCGTCAATAAATCTGAATTGCTCTTAAGTAAAATATTTTGAGCGAGTTCCGAACTTATAACACCGTTCTTTACAAGATTGGATACTCTATTTTCCACTTGTTGGCCATCAATGTCAGATACTTGGTTAATATCGTAATCAATATTTCCGTTAAGTTTTAAACTGAGCTCAGATTGAACACCCCTTATATATCTACCGATAGTTTGTGAGTACTGAATAGCAACTTGTTCAATATTTGAATGTTCACTTTCTGTACCTAAATAATCTTGGGGAACTCCATATACTTTGGCAATCTGATCACCAGTCCAATCTGTAGAAGAAAGAAGCTTAGATATATCCTTATTAATTTCTAAAGGTTGGTAATCTTCCAAAGCATCTAAAACGATTGTATGTCCGTTTTTAGATGTCTCTTCAAATTTATTCCTTACACTATTTCTAATTTTAGGGTTGCTTAAATCTCCACGGTTTAGTTTCAAAATACCCGATATATTAAGACCATTTTTCATCGCGTCTAAAGCTAGTCCCTTATTAGCATCTTGTAATTGAAGTTCCTTAGATAAAGCACTCAAGGGGGAGATTCCAACTAATCCCCCGTCAATACTCATGGTCTTCAAATGAATTATCTGTGAACTGGGAACATTATTCATATCTGGTTCTTGAGTATCAGGAAATGTTAAATCATAAGTTAAGTTCTCACCATCACCCGACTTGTAAATATTAACTTGAGATGGTTTCAGATACTCCAGATGGTCACTTCTGTTAGATTTATCACCCCAAATGTAGGCATAAGAATTTCCTGTTAGAAGCATTTGTGCATACATTGATCGCCAAAAAGCAAAGCTATTAGTTAAATGACTGGGATTAGTTAATACTTTTTTAGTAAAGCTATTATCCGTTTGAAAATGTACACTGGCCATATCTTCAGAAAGCTTATTTACAACCGCAAATACATCTGAGTATTTCAATGCTTTAGTAGCTGACACATAACCAGAGTTAAATACTAGCTGGCCATTTCTCAATGAATAACCTAATTCATAATCTCCACTCCCCAACATCTGGTAAGGCTTACTTGTTGGTCTTAATGATCTGAATAACATGTGCTCACTTCCTTTCTACCGTTATTAAAATCATTTTTGGGGTTTATTTAATATGTAAGTGACTACGAACAAGCTACCAGCCACAACATAATTACCAATTAGACTTCCAAAATGATAAGAATTTACATCGACAATCACTAAAGCCAATAAAAAAAGCACGGTGTCTATGTTTGATAGAAACCAATGCTTCAAAGTATTTAATATTTTCTTCATGTTGTTCTCCTAAAAACCAAAATCATCCGATTCTAAATAATCCTGGATTGCTTGGTCACTATATTTGCTAAGTGGATCATCACGGTCACGCATATCATTAAAGTAATACATTGCCTGATACATTGCGTCGATCAAAGCATCAACCACATCGATTTTCATTGATTGTTTTGATTTACCAATCTCCATACCAGCCTTATTTTCACCAACTTCCGCATTCAGAAGGGCCTTTTTCATGATCTCATCATCTAAATGTGTCACATTTCTGTGGAAAAAACTATCTTGAATATATTTGATAGATTCAGAAAGGTTATAACTAGTTTGTCTCAAAGGTTCAATCGGCCAATCAGTCTCATCGTTTAGTGTTTGAATAAAATTATTAGTTCTCAATGCATCATAACCAAAGAACTTAACATTTAAATCCCTCTCTTGAACGTAATTAAGTAACCAATTGTATACTTGATCAAGATTAATTAGTCCACGCTCATTATTAGTGATTGTAGCGAACCCTAAATCTGCAAACTTTCGATATTCAATGCCATCAGATTTTTCTTTAGCCTCAATGGAACCAAGTAATTTCCAAGGAACAAAGGAATGTTGTTCAATGTGAAATAGGTTTTGTCCATTCGACCGATATGGATATATAAAGGCAAGAGCTGTGTTATCTGAAGTTAAACTGGCATCAAATCCAATATATACATCTCTACCCTTAACATCAAAATCATCAATAGTAGTTGAATCCCAATCTTCATTATCAATGTATGAATTAACCTTATGATCCAGCCAAATATTTAGATTTTTGTTTGCAAAACTAAATTCTTGCGAGTTGATACGTTTAATGTCTAATTCTCGCTGCAGACCAGAAATAAGACCATCATGTTTATCTGGTAAATCCAGCAATGGATTACTCTTTACCCAGGTTTCAGGTTTATTGATTTCATCTTCACTATCCTGAGACCAAATAAGGGCCAATTGATGGTCGCCTTCTCGCTTATCATCCTGTTCCATAGCACGAATAACAACATCTTCTTCTTGCTTGAAGGGAACAGTCGAGTCGGGGTAAGCAGTAGAAATTTGAATAAATTGAGAATTAGGTGTGTTAATTTGACCAGAAGTAATTTTGTCGGTTACCACGCTATGATTAGTTTCGCCAGCCTCATCGAATATAGCTGATAAGAAGTGATAACTATCAAACTTGCCTGACTCAGCAGACAATTGTAATAATCGATTATTCGTATTTCTTTGAATAACCCGATTAAACTGTACGTCCATGTCAGTTTTCTTCTTATATTCTTTAAATACTGGATTAGTAGTGGTCAATTGATTCATCATGGTTGAAATATAACCGTAGATTTTTTTGGCTTGCTCGGTAATGTTACTTGTAACCATTAGGTCTTGGTTATTCTTTCCGCTGGCCTCGATTAAATATGCATAACAAGCAATTATCGCACAAAGATAGGTTTTTCCTTGTGCTCTAGCAACAGACACTATGACTGAACTGTATCGCTTGTTCTTATTACTATCTCTCCAACCAAATATTTGACATAAGATAAAATTCTGCCAAGCCATTAATGCGACAGGCTTACCTGTATCGACATTGGGACAAATTTTTGCAAAGTTCATTACCTGCTTACACTTTGTTAAATCATAATAAAAAGGGAAATTATTCGCATTATTTTCAACACGTTTGAGATCCCTTAAATGTCTGTAACAAGCTAATTTAATATTATAACCAGTAGTCCTCTTACCGTTTAAAACTTCGAAACAGTATTTTGTTCCTTCATCTTGATATTTCTTCTGTATACCTGTGAAGTCCTCATTGGAGTACTGCTTCAATAATTGTTTTTCTTTGTCGCTCTGTCTTAATTTTGTTAAGTCCATAACATTAACCACCAAACGCCTTCATCGCTTCATTAATATCTATATTGTTATCCTCACTTTTGGTATCAATAAGTTGTGATCGTGAATTGAAATCAATTCCTAAAACCATCCCTAACGAGCGAATATTTTTTGTACATGTATCTAAAACATTAACCGCGGGATTTTTTCTTAAGTTTCCATTGGAATCTTTGTATATTGTTCCATGCTTTTTGATGGCAGCGTAAGCCTCTCTATACTCCTGATATTGAGTGCAGAACATTTCAAAGTTAGTCTGATCAGATTTGGTAACTAAGCCCATTTTTATTAATTCTGGAGCAAGAGACTTCCACAAACTTCTCGCATCTTTGTTTAAATGCCTAGGCGGTTCAACAGGAAAAGGCTCTTGTTTATTATTTTGTTTTATCAGATTATTTTTATGAACGGCTTGATCAGGTTTGTTCTTGTCAACAACCGCTAAATTGCGCTTTCTACCTGCATTACGTGTGTTCAATACTCGTCCTCCTTTGCAAAAACTTTTAATTTTGAGGTTATTTTTTTAGCTCATGCCCACTGTGCGAGCTGTCTCCCTTGCGACAGTAGGCCGGGGGCTATTTTGAAAAATTGGGTAAGTCAGAAATATTTTTCAATAAAATATCTTTTTTAACTTTTTGCTTATCATTTCTATAACCAGTCTTATAAAATCCTTGTTCCCATTCCGTCTTTCGTCTATGGCATGAATAACAAATCGTTGACAGATTATCCACATCCGTTATCAAATCTGGAGCAACTTGACCAGGAACAATGTGATCTACCGTCTTGCTTGGTCTAATGATGCCGAACCTTAGGCAATACTGGCATAAGTAATTGTCCCTCGTTAATACATACTCACGTATCTTCTTCCATTGCTTTGAATGATAGAACGACTCACGTTGTCTTCGTTCTTCTGATTGACTACGTACTTGCTTGTTATAAGACTTGGTATGTCTCTTGATATGTTTACGTTGTTCTTCCTTACGTTGCTCATAGAGTTGTATATCGCTCTTATGGGCATCACAGAATACTTGTTCACGTGGTACTAATGTATGGCAACCAAGATGTTTACATCTACTCATCAACATTGGCAATACCATTGATGACACCAACTACAAGACTCAGCAATACTTTAAATATGATTGGCAAGAACACTAACCACCATGACCACGTGATGAATGATAGCAGCTTAGCAACCACAAAGATGAGAGTGAGTAGTTCTAAAAAACCTATGTGCGATGTATTGTTATTATTCATATTATTTTCTGTCCTTTACAAATTGTTTATAATATGTGATTCCCTGATATGTATAAAAGATTGATGAAACAACAGCAATCAAAATAAATAAGATCTTCCCAATTATGCTATCTGTAGTTAGATAAAACATAAGAATCATTAACAAAGAAAGAGCCGAGCATATTACTGCCATTATAAAAAATTTTTTACTATCCATACTGTTTCCTCCAATAAAAAAGCACCGCTATAATTAGCGATGCAAAATAAAAAGCACTACCGGTTAAGGTAATGTTCTATGATTAATAGTGAGTGTTACCTTGAGAAAGGTTAATATGAGCGTGTATCAAGCTTTAATGTTGATGATTTCATTTTCAACATTAACAGTTATCATACTAAAATTTAATCAAAAAAAATAACCGTCTCTTAACTTTGACAGGTTAAACAGTTATTTTTAGTTATACCTAAGTCACCGTCTTTAACGGGCTACCAGCCAATACCTATTCCACTAGGTGTTGGCTTTTTATTTACAACATTATTATGTAGTAAAGCAATAAATTAATCAAGTAATTTGGGTATTAATATCATAGGGTAAATAAAAAGCCACCCCCGTTAAGAGTGACTTAGTTAATACCGTGGCTACCACCACCACGGTTAATATTGGGATGGCAGGAATTGAGCCTGCATACTTGCTAGCGTATAGTATATCCACACCACTGGATACATCCCACCGAGGAGGATTCTATGATTAAGGGATGGATACACTCCCGGTATGTATATCCAATGAGGATCAGTGGAATCGAACCACTGTCGTACGCCAGTATCCCCACAATGCCACGCCGTTATCATAAGCAGGCATTAATAGCGTTGAGCTAGATTTTAACGTGTTTACTCACGGTTGTCCAGGATATTCTGCAGTTAGAGACAGGCTGTCTTTGTGTTAAAATAATTTATTTTTTATTTTGGTTTTATAGACTATCCTTGTCTAGATCTGTTTCTTCGACTCTCTACTGATTAACATTCTGCATGCCTTTATTGAATCGTCGTCGTTAATATATATGAGGAGAAAGCCAGTATTTCGCTAACTTTCTATACTACTAATTTAACTCTTAAATAGGGTCTGTGCGTACGCAATTAGTACGGTTTAATAGGGATCATATAGTCCCATTTCTTTTGCAATTCTTCTAATCAATTTAGACTTCTTTTGGAATGCTTGAGTACGTCCGCAATATATTAGCTTGTCTTCAATCAATCCATCCATTTGATACTTTGGATGTTCCTTGAAATATAATTCTTCAGCAATGACATTAGTGTCGGCATCGCTATCAGCTAAGCTGATTTCTACTGCTTCTTGCTCACGTTCCAGGGCTTTTAGTTGCTTGTCCTCGTCGATAGTAATAAGCATCTGTTCTTGTGGCTTAGAAATCTTAGATGACTTGCCACCGCCTACATTTTCATCTTCTGACTTGGTTGAAAACATTAATTCTTCTCTTCTATCATGGATATATCTATTCATCTTAGGATAGTCACGTAGAATTTCTTCAATTCGTTTCTTCGTTCCTGGTCTAATGATGCTCACCCTTCCTATTATTTCTCTACCTCTTCCATAAATGGTACAAGTCTTGGATCAATAGCAATAACTTCATCACGTGTGAACTTAGTTTTCCAGCCGTTAAGCCCAAGCCTGTTATATAATTGTTCTCCACCAATTGGATTGATGTTTAGATAAGACTCTTCATCTCCAGCAATCAACTGTACATAATATTTTTTAGGATATGGAAAAACAGCAGTTCCCATTATCACGTTATTAATGTCGGCCATAAGATCAAACTCGTCTTCATGTCTCATTTCTAAATATTTTGCCTGCAAGTTTTCGACACCGTGGGTTCTTGCTGTGAGTAGCTTACTTATTGCGTACATAGGGCTATCGTAAGCTTTACTGAGTTCTTTTAATTCCTTTAGTTCATCTGCCGTGTAATCTAGCTTTAATTTATATTTCATTGTTTTATTCATTGTCTGCCTCCAATAGTTTTGGGTTCTCGTGCACGTTCCCAACTACAATATCTTGTGCAATATTTATTCCACCATAACCACGTTCCTTATTTTGAATAATTGAATTAAAGCCAGCACCATATCTATCGGCTTTATAAACAATAATTCCAAATTCTTTTTTGACTTTAATTTTTTTATTAGCACCAAAAAATTCAATAATGTCGCCTTCATAAATTTCTTTGCCGTTCACGTCTTTCAGGCCGGTAAACTGTTCGACAACATCTCCAAAAGAACAATAGATTGTAGTTGTGTTGCCACCAACACCTTCCGCTGATTCAAAACCCATTCCAAGATTTTGTTTACCACTGTTCATATCAATTGTTCTATATTCGTGTAATACACCGTCCCACACTCTGAATTTAATTTGTTGCATTAGTCTTCCTTTTCTAGCGTTTCCACAAGATTCATAGTCCCATATCCTTAGCTTCTTTATTTAGTCATTCTTTGTTCCTCTTATAACTTTTAATCCGGTTAATAGCTTTTCTGCTAATTGACCAAGCTTTGTCGTCTAATCTGCCAGCTTTTACATTCTCGAATATAAAGCCACTATTTAAACCAAAACGTTTGGTGATATCCCTCTTTTTCTCACCAGTGTCCAGTGCTTTCTGGATATCATCAATTGTGTATTGACGAGGAATATACCCGCCTCCACGTTCGTTGGGTAATGACTTGGTATAATCCTGCAGTTGCTTTAACTTGTCTGAATCAAGCGGTGTTGCTGACAACGTTCCGTACTCTTCTTCTAGTTCGTGGACCATAGACATTATTTTTTCGTGTGTTTCTACCATTCTTGATCACTCCCATTTGTGTGACATAGTGGAATCATTTTCGTATATCCTCCATCAGACAATGCACACATTTCAACTTTTTCAATTTCAAGTAAATCCAAAACAATTTCTTCTAATTGACTGTTGCGAGTTTTAACGTCCATCATTTCGTAATCTTCTAATCTTTGCTCAAGCCTTTTCTTTCCAAACATTCCACATACCCCCCCCATTTTTAAGACGGGCCTAAAATTTCCCGTATGATTTCGTTACGTTGTTCTACTGTCAGTTCTCTTTTGGCAGCTTTAAATATTTGCGGTGTCTCACCGTAATGCTTACTCATCCACACAATCGTGCTTTCAATTGAACAGCCATGACATTCAAACATGTATTGCATATAGTTTTTGTAGACGTGTTTATCATTCACTGAAACCATACCCCACCAACTCCTCATCAATAATTTTTAACGCGTCTTCTGGACTGCGTGCTATTCCATGGATAATGCCATGGTTAGTTAGCATGTAATGAAACTGCTTCTGATCTTCACGTGCTCGTCCGTTTTTGTTTTTAACTTCTATGTAAAATACTTTGCCGTTGTCGTGTTTAAATCCGTACAAGTCTGGATGTCCTTTAGGCAGCCCAGTATCGAACCACCTACCATCAAACATACGGACCTTACCCACATTCGTGCGAAAGATATTACAATTATCTTTACTAACTTCAATCATGATTTTAGATTGAATCTCATGTTCCTCTGTTTTATTTATAAAATCACCCCAAATGTGACGGGTTATGTGACGGGTTTGGAATCGTCCACAAGCCTTACGGCTGTAAAGCTTCAGCCTATATTTTTTTGTATGTGACGGGTTGGTCTGAAACTTTTTATGATACGTTTACATGTACCCTATATATTTATTCTTTTTTTATTATTACTTATTAAGAAGTAACCCGTCACAGTATATAAATAATTGTGAAACACCTACTGTTCCAATGGATAGCTTGTGAAACATACTCGTCACAAACCCGTCACACTATTTATTTTGTTTCATCCAATTAAATCTTGCGTCTGAATTAACTTTTAAACCTTGATAAACCCATCCGGTTCTTGTATGAACTTTCTTGAATTTACTAACCATTTCTCTACCAAATTTTGTATTGCTCATTCGGTATTGAACATTGTCTTCTGCCCAATCTTTATACATTTTGTATAGTTGACTTGCGGAAATACTGTATTCACTACCTACTTCACACGCTTCTGATACGAATTGACTTAACACATCCATTTCTTCACGATAACCTTCACTTGCACTCTCAATCACTCGTGGAGTGTGGAGGCCGTGTTGTTGCCACTTTAACGCACCATCAACAGCCCAATTAAGTATTCCAATTGATTCACGAGCAAGTTTGTACTTCAAGTCTTTATCAACTTGATCATCAGGAATTTGTACTGTGAATGGAATCAATCTGATACGTCTCCAAATACCATCATCAGTACCACGAATGATTGGTTTGTGGTTAGTTGCCAGCCAGAGTTTAAATTCAGGTTCAAACTCGAATTCCTTACCGTACAGTTGACGTGCTACGACTTTATCTCCACCAGTCAATTGCTTTACTAATCCTTCATCCATTCTTAAACCTTCGTTAGGTTCAGAACTGGTTACCAGTCTAGCTCCCGCCAGTCTGGCAATGTCCGAATTCGGACCACCAGAGTTTTGTTTAACCATAATTGAACTTGCTTGAATAGTCTTTGCATATGTTCCTAAAATATTGCTGATCGTTTCTAGAAATACTGACTTACCGTTTCGACCATTTCCGTAGAGGATAAACATGATTTGTTCTTTGATTGAACCAGTCATTGAATAACCAACAGCCGTTTGAACGTAATCAATTAATTCTTGGTCGTGGTCGAATATCTGATCTAAAAATTTTATCCATTCATCACAACTTGCTTTATCGGAATACTCTACATTTGCTTCTTTGCTAAACAATTTATTTATATCATGGTCATGTAGCTCTCCACTCGCTAAATCAATATAACCGTTACTTGCGTTTAATAGTGTTTTATCAATATCGAACTCATTCGGTGCTACAGATACTCTATGTTTTAATTCATCCATGACAGCTTTTTTAGCTGAATTACTACGTGAGTGCTTAACGAATTTATTGAATGCTTTTTTGATAGCAGCTTCTTCTTTTTCGTCAGCATCAGGCGGAATTTCTACTGTTTCTTTTCCAATACTTTCTGTCATAGCATCGATTAATTGATGTATTTTGCCTGACTGATCAACTTCCCAGTAGCTTCCATTAAATATGTACCAACATTTATTAATGTAGGAATATTTAATTACATCACCAAACTGATCAATAACCCTATCGGTTTCACCGGTATCATCCCAACTTCTTCTTGGAAGTTGCTTATCAGTCTCACTTTGTTTCATAAATTCAAGGTTGTAATGCTTGACCGTTCTGTGTTCTGGATTGGTAAAAACATTGTTTGTATCATTGATAGCCTTGTTCAGAGTTGCCACGCCATATGTAGTTTTACCGTGTTTCTCGTCCCATTTATCTCGATACAAAACAGATTGCCTGAAAATAGCATCCATCTTTCCGAAGTCTCTACCCGTCCAAAACGCTAGATAGTTAGCAAGTGCTAAGTCCGCCTCTGACTGCGAACTATAAAGTTTTTCCCAGCCACCATACATAAGAGCTTTGAAATTGTCTCCACTCTTACTATTTATAGCTTGCTTGATAATTTCAAATTCTGATAAATTATTTGGCTCTAACTCTGTGGAAGTCCTTATAGGGACAACCTTTTTTTCAGCTAAATACTTGTCGTATAAGACGTTTATATCAGCTTTGCTTATAACTTTATTACTGCCTAAACTCTTTCCTGTAAGAGCAAAGAAACGGCCCTCATCGTACATTTCTATGTTATTCTTACGCCTACGTGAGCCAGGTATTTCACCTTTGAATATGATATGAATTCCTGTACCAGACTGACTGACTTCTGTGTATGAACGAGTAACATTCATAAATTCTGAAACAATATTGTCTTCGTAATCACCTTGTCGGTATCGCATGATGTCGCTTTCGACATGGTCAATATCAATACCTGCATATCCATTGGCAAAGAAGAATGATAGTCCATCGAAATCTTTACTATTTAATCTCAACGCTTCTCTAGCTTCATCAAACGTTGTCCACGTACCAGGATCATTGCTTTTAGCATTGTTACCATCGATAGCACTAAATGGAATCTTAGTATTCTTCTTTCGCTCGGGTACCCATTTCAGTTTGAATAGGCCCCATTGCTTTAAGTCACGTAGCTCTTTTGGAATCTGATCATAAGTTGTGACTAATTTTTCTGTCATATGCTGACCTCCTAGAATGGAAGTGAATCATCATCGATTTCCGGTGCTTTTTCATTAGTTGGATTTGGATCTTTAAATTTATGTTGTACATCAGGATATTTAGTTTCTTGAACATTCCAAGGCGCTACTCTATTAACTTCAGTTGTTTTACCATTGTATTCGTTTTCTTCTTTCTTTACGTATACATTGACTGGTTTACCACTGATCATATCCATAAATGCTTGAACTGTTGGAATGTCAGTACCTTCTGGAATCTTGCAAGCGTCAAGAATGTATTGGAATCCTTGCATGTCATATTGATTAGTAGCTTTGCGCTTCCAGTTGTCCATAAACACAACTCGATTGTGATACTTCTTTTGATTTTCACTAACTCCGTCTAAATCATTTCTGACAACCAACTTCAATTGAAGCGATTCAGCACCATTTTTAGTTGCACGTTCCTGAGCTGATTGGATAATCATTTCGTAGTTATCGCTTGGTAATGGTTCAAAATTGCTTTCTTCGTTCTTTGAGTAATCTGATTTCATAAATGACATTTTAATTTTTCTCCTCTGTTATCGATGTCCTGTTATTGATGTACGAATCCACGTACTTTTGCTTGAAAAATGACCAGCCCGGTTTATAACCACGAGCTTTGCCAATTTTTTGTAAATCTCTAAAACTTGTTGCATCTTTTGGGTCCATCTTGCTATATCTAACTTTTTCATAGTCAGTTTTAAAGTGAAAATCTTTACCAATCTTTTCAACTTTCGCTGACTTGTCTACTTTTAATTCTTTGTTCTCTACTTCAATTTCAGCTCCGCATATTGGACAAATGCTATAAGCTGCTGATATTACGGCGAAGCAGTGTGGACATGTTCTAATCGGTACGTCGCTACCACTTGCTTTCTTCTTTTTATCCCTACCCTCTAAGCTCCAAGTTCTAGGAGTATCAGGCAATCCAAATCTTGTGTAGTTAGCAACGTGATCAATAATTGTTGCTTTCTTATTTGGCTTATATCTCATGCACCGCATTGATTGTTGAATAAATAACGATAGCGATTCTGTGGGTCTTAACATGACAACGGTCTGACAGTCCGGAACATCTACACCTTCACCGTATAATTCGGCATTTACTAGAATCTTTATCTTGTCACTTCTAAAATCATCCATGGCTTGCTTGCGTTTATCTTTTGGCGTCTTACCATCAACTTGTAATGCTTTAAAACCGGCTTCGTTGAATTCTTTTGCAACTTTGATACTCGATTCAACGTTGTGTGTATAGATGATAGTTTTTGTATTACCAGCAACTCGCTTGTACGTTTTAATAACATCCCCATAGATAATATTTTTAGATGCACTATCCATAGATTTAGAACTAAAATCTCCAGTTGAGTTTTTCTTCAACTTCTTATCATCAATTAGCTTGACTGAATAGTATTCATAAGGTGCTAAGAAATTATTATCAATTAACCAGTCAATCTGTGGACCTAGTATTAGATCATCAAATACCTTTGATAACCCTTGCCCTGATAATCTTATTGGTGTTGCAGTGAATCCAACAACGTTAGCCTGCTCGAAATAATCAAAGATACGTGTATAAGACTTTGCTAGAGCATGGTGACATTCATCAACAAGAATTAACTGCGGTTTGTCTAATTTTTCCAGTCTTCTCGTTACTGTTTGAACCATACCCACATAGCAGAGAGCCATATCAACTCCATATGCTTTAAACGTCTGCTTAACTTGTTCAACTATCTCTCGTCTATGAACAATGAATAACACATCGTTGTGCTTGTCCGTAGCTCCTTTAGCAATAGCAGCCATTGTTACTGTCTTACCTGAACCAGCTGGTGATTGAACGACAACGTTGTGATTTCCAGACATCAATGATTGTTTTAAATCACTAATCAGTTTCTTTTGATAGTTCCTAAGAATGAACATAATTGCCTTTTCTTGGTGGAGTAATTACGGCTCTAGCTGGTTCCCAGCCTCTTTCTATTCTTGAGGGAATCAAACCTCGTCTGTATCCTTTAATTATTCCCCTCCACACTCTATACAGTGGATTTTTGCTTTTCAGATGTGTCTTTGTCATCTTTTGTATCACCCCCTAAATAATCATGCCAGCCCCGTTCTTGCGTAAGACGTGCAATCTCTGAAATTACTACTGACTTGCCAGAACCTGCAGGTGAAACGATAAGTACCGATTTATTCCCCTGTGCTAGTTTCTGTCTTGCCTTGTTCACCAGTTCCTGTTGGTACGGATGGAGTTTGTACATTTGCATCACCCCACTTAAACAGGTCTTCTATCTTGCAACCCTTACGGTTATCCAGTCTGTTCTTTGCAAATAGTCCATCATTGCCTTCAAGGATTACACCACGTTCACCAGTACTAGGCTTTATAATCATTCGACCAACTACATCAGTTAATCCCATGAAAGTGTTACGAACGCTATCTCTGATTTGTGGACTATATTGTTCAAACGTTTGTCCACTTTCTGTAGTAATAGGAACTTGAAATTCCCAAGCCGTGATTAGAATGTTGTAATCCAACTTATAAAATGCATTGATCATTCTGATGAAATAGTTCGTCCACGTGTTGTAGTTTTGGATTTCATTTGAAATACCATTTTTGGATTTTCTTCCCTGCTCTATGAACCAATTTTTCTCAAGGGCAGAAATATTATCCAGAACTAAATTGTCGTAATTGCCTTGCTCTGCTTTAGCTACTTTAAGCATTTCCACGATTTCATTTGTAGGTTGTTCACCATCCATTACAAGGACTTTACCATCTATATTCATACCAGCTAGTACTTTTGCTGAATCATCAAATGCTAATTCTAAAGTTTTACCTTTTAGATATTTAATTGCCGTTGTCTTACCCACACCAGGCTTGCCGTAGAGAGTGACACGCCAATTCTTGGTTCTGTCTAAATTTTTAAAGTCAATCTCTTTCATTTATCTAATCCTTACAGACGAGCCAGTTTTCAATTCTGCACCTGGTACATCTTTTCCTTCCTTTAATAGTGATGAGATTTTTTTCTTATCTATAACCTGTTTGGTTTCAAATAAATAAGCGGGAATATCATGTTCATCCACAATGTTTACTGAAGGATTGTTTTTCTGAATGTAGATAGTAAACTCTGGAGTTTTGATCTTAGGCGTGGAAGTTTCTTCCATAGCAATTTGCAAGTTCTCCTTTAGTCGCTTGCGATTGTTTGCAATGACATGAGCCCGTGCATTAAGGCGTTGTGCTTCTTCTTTTAGAGCAACTTCGTCTTTTGCCAGTTCCTTATCTACCTTTGCGTATCCGACAGCTTTGTCTTCAATGGCATCAGTGATACTGTCCATTGTGTCGTGATACAGTGTTGGGTCTGAATCTTCTGCATATTCTAGTAATTTTTTATAATTACCAGTTAATTCATATAATGTGGCCATTATTTTTCCTCCTTAATTTCAACATGTTCGATTGAATATTCAACAAATCGATTAATAATTTGCCGAATTGGCATACCCGTTTCGGCCTTCAATTCAACAATTTTTTTATAGAGATCACTATCAATAAATACCGGTTTTGAATAATTTTCTTGTGCCTTTGGTTGTTTTTCTAATACTAATTTTTCTTCCTTCATATTTAACGTTCCTCCGTGTTATACTGTGAATGTATATTTATTTTATTCATTTCCTGACTCTTAGCCATTGGCGTGGTTAAGAGTCTTTTTGTATTCTGAAAGTCTAGCTTCAGCTTCATGCTTCTGTCTGACCACTATCCAGTAATCATGCATAATGTTTGAATACAGATTTTCGTGGTGTGCTATTCGATCTCTAAACATTTCCCACTGATACCTTGCATAATATGCGTCAGTTATCACATCCATTACGTTCACCTCCTAATAATTATTAATAAGTTCTTTTCATATACTTTTTAGTAAATAGAAAGTACTGTTAACTTGTGATCTGATGAGCGAAATTTATTTGTTAGAATTAACTACCTTTTAAAAAAGCAGAATACAAATGGGTCGCCTCCTGTAGCTATCCAGTTTGTCAGATCATTTGTTACCTCAACTTGTGGCTCCTTTTAATTAAGGAGTCTTTTTATTTTTCATCTGTATAACCTCCTAAATATTCAATTGATACTTTAAAAATTTGCGCTAACGTGTGGAAATCATTAATCGGTGGATTTGCATATCCAAGTTCCCACTTGCTTATTAAGTCAGGTGTCACGTAGAAAAACTTTGCCAACTTCGCTTGAGTCCAATGGTTTTCTTTACGTAGCTCTTTAATTCGGTTCATGTGCTCATCTCCCTTCTATGAGTAGTATTGTTCAAAAGCCTTTTGAATAGTCGCTCTAGCTCTTATCTGCTCATCTCTTGAAATATCTAATCTGTAATCCGTACGTTCAATCTGAGAACTATAGGCCTCTCGATCATCCTTATTTAATGTGGCATCTCTTCTCTCTAGTAATTCATCAATCGAACCGCTAGCATATCCAACTGATTCACTAGCTTTGCTAAATCGATCAAGTGCTTCGTTGATTGCTAATATGTCTTTATTAATATTCATTCGTTTTCCTCCGTTAATTTATCATCTATATAGGTGTCGTATGGTTCAGTATCACCAATTGGACTATATTCTTCGTCTGTTTTAATACGAATGTTGTTCAAAAAATCACCTTCTTATTATTTTTCATTGTGATAAATTGCTATAATTTAGTTAAATCGTAAATTGAGGTATTGAATATGAACTATGATGATTTTGATCCAAAAGATTTGGAGCCTTTTAAAGATTTAATTAATGATGTTGGTCATCCTTCAGCAACTGCAATCGGGAAAGCTTTAGGTGGATTATTTTCAGGTGCTTTATATTATCCAATTAAATTGGGTATATATACTCAATACAAATTAGATGAATATCAGAAAAAAGTTACTACTAAGTTAAATGAAATTCCTGATGAAAATAAGGACGCTTCTAAACTTGGATTGGTCATGAAAGAAATTGAGGATTCAAAATACCAATTAGATTCTGAGACCTTGCAGGAAATGTTTGCAAGATTAGTGTCCGCAACAGTTGACAACCGCAAAAACCAGAATATTTCACCTAGATACTCCTTGATACTTTCTCAACTCGGACCAATTGATGCGCGCTTCTTGAATCAACTAGCTAAAAACAATTACAATGGTGTTCTTCCGTGTTTTCGAATTTTTTCCAAAGATAAAGATAATGGTAGTAAAAGACCAGCATCCTCTAAATTCATTGGATTGAATTTCAAAATGGATCCGCATTTTAGTAATGATGCTTCTTTGGATATTCTAATTTCCCTTGGTCTTGTCACTTACCATGAAGACATTTGGTTAACAGCTGATATAGCTACAAGATTCTATGAATCTGTTGAAAAAAGCACACAATTTATTGACACAAAAAAGCAACATGAAAATGAAAAAAATGAAATTATCTTAGATAAAAATTACTTAGAATTCACAAAATTTGGTGAACAATTTATTAGAGTTGTCTGTTAGATATAATTTCCTCGACAATAATCTTTAATGCATCAACTTGATTCTTATTAAAAATAATTTTTGCAATATCTCCGTCTTTACAGACTATATTTTCTTCACTATCTAAATATAAATTTTTATTCATAAGACACCTCCGGGTGTTTATTTTTTTAGCAAAATAACTTCATAGTTATTAGGCATGTTAACTGGTTCACCGTGTTTTTTTACTAGTTCCCAATCGCGATATTTCCCACATTCAAGAATCTCTGGACTAAAGGCCAACATCATTTCTAGATGTCTAACTTTCTTTTTTAATTCTTTAATTTCATCTTCAGAATTCATGTTTTCACCTCCTAGAATCCAAAAATATGTTTCTTAATGTTTTCCCACGTTTTGTATTTAGTAAATAAGTACGTGATCGGACCAGTCAACACACCAGTAAAAACCGGTAACCATATGATCATTGGTATTCTTATCATCTTCATCACTTCCTTGGATTTAAATTCATGATTTCAAACCAATGTTTGTCGCAAAACTCGGTAAGTTGTCTTGACTCATAATTAAAACTTCCTTAATTATTTATTTCAGCAAAGTGTTCCTTCATGAATTTTCTAAATCTACCAGGTTCAAAACTCCAATAACGACCGTTGTATTTCTCACCGTCCACAGGATCGTTCGATGAATAATGAACACAGCCTCCGAATTCAGTTGAAAGCTCTTTTTTATATCTAGGAACAAACAAAACCTTCTCTTTGAACCAATTGATATCGTGGTGGTAATGGTCCTTTAAATCTTTTGGAGTCCACCAGTAATCGTCATCTTTGAGTGCTTGATATTCTTCGAAATCAGCTTTACTGATGATCACTTTGTCTTCTGGTATTTCCATTACTACAGTTGCCGTTATTTTTTGCATGTTCATACCTCCTACATTCCAAGAATTTTTTCAATTTGCTTTCGTAGTTCTCTAGATTTAGGTGTCATGTCACCTTTGATTGCTCTATTGAGTTGTTGAGGATTAGCATTAATTTGTTCTGCAAGTTCTCGTTGTGTAATATGATTTTTAATAAGTGCAATCTTGATTGAACTTTCTAATTCATACGCAACTTCTGCAATTTTTTCTTCTGGCATACGATCAACTCCTTTCTATTGATATAATTTAATCAATCCATATATATTCGAGGTGAAATTATAATGCGTTTAAACCAGGATTGTGTTCGTGACGTTATGCTTTATATTGAAGATAAAGCTGTTTTTGGAAAATTCTTGTTCCTAGACGAATTTCTAGAAGCAAGTGAATTATCCAACTACGAGAAGGATACAATTAAATATGTTCTTGCTAAGTTAGACGAAACCAATTACTTAAAGTCATCTATTCAATGGGTGAACGGTGACATTTATTCATTTAGTACTGGCATGATTACTTGGAATGGTCATAAATTTTTAGACACAATTCGTGATAATAAGGTATGGAGTAAAACTAAATCCATCACCAAAGATTTCGCGTCTGTTTCTATTTCTTTGATTGAAAGCATAGGATCAAAAGTTATTGCCGAGATGATTTTGAATCAAATGGGTAATCCTTAACTAGAAACACCCGACCGTCTATATATATGAATACTTTTTTTGAAGGCTTACATCCCGCTCGTTGTAGGTCTTCTTTTACGTTGTTCTTCTTCCATAAAACCAAAGACAAGTCGTTAGTATGACCGACGCTCAGCGGTATCCATTGGTTGAAAAAATTTTTATAAAAGTAAATGAAATCGTATCTTTTCACTGATAGGTCACCTGCTCCATCCATTAATTTGTTCATCAAACGTCTATAAGATTTTTAACTGCTGATCTGCAAGAAATTTATTTACGAAGTATTGTTGTCCTTTACCAGTAACTTTTGGAGTTTTAGTAACGACAGTTACCCCATCACCGTTTACGTGGCTCGATTCCTTGATTTTGAACAATCCCATTTCCATTGATTTTTGAGTTGGAGAATTATAATCTGCGCCTTTACGCTTGATTAAATACCCGTTATCTCTCATCCATTGGAATAAACGTCTTGCACCAGTATCAACGCCATTTCCTTTGATGATTTTGGCAAGATCACCAACTAAGATAGTGGTATGTGATGTTGCTACCGAATCTGCAAATATTGCTTTGGGTTTCATTAGTTCAAGCTGTTCTTGTTGGTCTGCTGCCAAACGCAATGCTTCAGCCATTGTTGATGGAATTTTGAAACCACCTGTTTTGATTTGGTCTTCCATCTTGTTAAAAGCTTCAATATATTGCATTTTGAATTTAAGAGCTTTCTTGCCTGTGAATCCCATTGCTAGTAATGTGAACCCATCACGGTTCATGTAATACATTGGGTATGATTGTCCGTTTTGATCATTGATGTGTGATGATTTTAAAAACATTTGATGGGTGTCGCCATTTTTGGCTATACCCTCGATAGCTCTCATTACCTTGCTGTGTTCCTTATCAAATGTTTCTGCAACTTGCAAACTGCTAGTTACCACCTGTTGATCTTTCATAATTACTAAGTTGTTCATTTCATTCATCTCCTTTTTTATATTCGTACTGCCTATATACCGAGGACTTTTTCAATTTGCTTTCGTAGTTCTCTAGATTTAGGTGTCATGTCACCTTTGATTGCTCTATTGAGTTGTTGAGGATTAGCATTAATCAATTCAGCTAACTCTTTTTGAGTCATATCTCGGTTAAGCAATGCGATCTTAATTGATCGTTCAATGTCATATGCTACCTTTGCGAATTGTTGTTCTGGCATGTAATCAACTCCTTTACTGTTAGTTTTTCATCAAGTTGTTGACAAAATATTAGACTAAGTCTAATATAAAGGCATATTAAATAAGCAATAGGAAATCCACTACTACCGCAATCCTCTCCAAAGTATTGTATCGGTGGTCGTTTGTTTTGTTGCTCAATTACTTGATGAATTAATAATAAGACTGAGTCTAAAATAATGCAAGTATATTTTTAGTCTAAGTCTAATTATTAGTCGTCATATATTGGAGAAAACCTATTATGACAACGTTAGATAGAATTAAAAAAATTTCAAAGCAAAGAGGTTTTAGTCTTACAAAAGTGAACGATATGGCTAATTTGGGTACCAACACTATATATTCATGGAAACATAAAGAGCCTGGAATTAATAATCTTAAGGCTGTTGCCGATGTTCTCCACGTCTCAGTAGATTACCTTCTTGGTAAAACCGACGACCCAGAACCAAACAAAAAAAATAAGCCTACCGAAGTAGACTTGAATAACGATAACACGATCATGACATTTGAAGGTCGGCCTATTCCAGAAGAAGATATGGAATTAATCAGACGACTATTGCGTGGAGGTAGAAACAATGATTAATGAAATAACTTCCTCATTAATGAACTATGCTTTTGATCATGGTTTCACCGTTATTTTTGAAAACAAGCTCTCATCGCATACACCTTCGCTTGTTGACACAGATCATCATACTATAATCGTTAATAGTAATTGGCATAAGCAAAACCAAATACCTTTTCATCTAGCTCATGAATTGGGACATCTGTTAAATAATGACCACGCAAATTCTTGTTTATACTTCACTCCTTTGAAAAACGGTATTGAAGGTAGAGCCAATAAGAAAGCTATCGACTTATTAATCCCTTACTATATAGAAGATAAATTGCCAGAACAGATCAATAATACGGATTTCATGAAGTCCTTTGACATACCTGCTTACCTATCAGACATAGTAAACGAAGAACTGCAAAATATCGGAATTAGTTCTCTGTCCAAACACTGACGACATTAAAAGCTGAAATTTAGGGGGATTTATTATGGAAAAAATTAAAGTAGAAATTAATATACCAGAGCACGTAATTTTAGAAGCAGATGATACTAAAGTTACTATTACACGAAAAGGATTACGTTCATTTGCTAATCGCGGGTCAAATGGAAGCCAAACTATCCCATTTAGCACAATTATTGGCATTGATTTTAAACCAGCAACATTAACAGCTGGCCATATTGGATTTACAACAGCAGCAGGTAATCAAACTACTAGCGGTTTAGGATCCCAAGGAATATTTGCAAACAGTGATTACAGTAAAGCTAACACAATTGTTTATAGAAGCAAAAAAGCTAATAAAGACATTGAAGCAATTAAAAAAAGAGTTGATGATTTTATAAATACTCCTAAAGAGTCTAACAATTCATCCACCGACTCTATTGATGAACTACCAAAACTAAAGAAGCTTCTCGATGCTGGAATCCTAACCCAAGAGGAGTTTGATGCCAAAAAGAAACAAATTTTGGGACTTTAACAATATCAAGATATGGGGGATATCAAGATGAAACGTATTATCACATCTGCTCTACTAATTGCTACTACTCTTTCACTAGCAGCATGTTCAAATAACAAGTCAGCCAGTTCTTCTGCTGAAAAAAAGGATAAGACTACCCTAGTTTCTAAGAAGAAAACTGACAAAAAGAAAAAGGCTTCTTCAACTAAGAAGAAGTCCCCTAAGAAATCTGATCAAAAAAAGGATAGTAACAATAATCAGCAAGCAACTGATCAGAATAGTACACAACAAAATAACACCAATCAACAAGCTCAAAATCAGACTTCTAATCAATCTCAACAGGCTTCAGGCACAAATACCAATAACCAACAACAAACATCTCAAAACGATCAAAATACACAGCAACAATCTAGTGGTATTTCTTATGATGAAAATACTTTGACAGGATTCGTTAATAAATATGGTGTCTCGCCTGCTTTATACAAAGAACAACACGGAATGTCTACCATTCAAGCATTGGAAAGCACGCCTGATGATATGAAAACATTTGGTGAACAACAGTTACAGACAGGCATGGAACAAGGGTATATCGATGAGAACGGTAATTATACAGGAAACTAATTGGATATATAAACAGTCATACTGTGGCATGACTATTTGGAGGAAAATATGGAAAATCCATTTGATAAATTTACAGTACATGAAGAACCTAGCATTGTGAAATTTGATATCAATTTATTACAAGGAAAATTATATACTGAGTTTGATGATACTTCAAAAATAAAATTACGCCTAAGGGTTGATACATACATCCCTTTTGGAGGTCATACAATTAAATCACTCGATTTTAATTTATACGCTATGAACGATAGATCGGACGTTGCTAATCCAAATGGATTAACCCTTTTAAAACCCGTTGCAGGGGTAAAAACAAACGTTAGCGAAGTTAGAGCATCTGAAAATCTAAGCTTGAAATCCGAAAACGGCGTTTTTAAACTAGATTACACTTTTGAATTAATTTCCCCTTTTATCGGCACTAATTTTAATCTACTTGGAGTAAATATTGTCACTAATAATGAGTCTATGAAGGATGGAGAAATAATAAAGAAAAACATTTACACCACTGTTATTCCCACGTACTATTTAAGTGAGGAAATCTAATGTCCGACGGAAAGGTTATACAATTAAAAAATTTTACTTCCATTGCTCCCCAAGACATGGATTCATTCGATAGTGATACAATTAGGAAAACTAATGAAATCAGTTCAAACCATGGTAACGGAGGTGGATCAGGTATGGATAAATATGCTACTAAAGAAGAACTAAAGCATACTCAAGAAATCTTATCTGAAAAGATTAATCATAGATCTGATGTAATTGAAGAAAAGATTGCCGGAGTAAAATCACAAATTGAATCTAGCAACAAACTTCTCTATTGGATTTTGGGAATCTTCGGAGCCGTATTCACCGGATTACTTGTTGCACTTCTTACTAAATAAACAAAGCCATTAACAGGCTTATTTATTTTTACCTAAATTAAGTTTTTGGAGGTGTGATTATGCAACTATATAAACGAAAAGCAAAATGGTCTTATCGGGTTTGGTATCGGGATGAGAATGGTAAAAAGCATTCAATATCAAAAAGTGGATTCGGTACAAAAAAAGAAGCCCAAAAAGCAGGCGAGGAAATTGAACTTAAAGGGTTACAATCTGGTATAACATCAAAAGAAAATGTTACTTTTTCCGATTATGCTTGGCACTGGATCAAGATCTACAAGAAAGATCATATAACACCCCACAGTTATTATATTTATAGTCAAATACCTAAATTAATCAATAAGACATTTCATGAAACAAAACTAAAAGATATTTCAAAAATGAATTATCAAACCATGCTTAACGAGTATGGAAAGGATCATGTTCGCGAAAGCGTATCAAAACTTAATAGTAGAATTCGTGCAATGGTAAAGGACGCCGTAGAAGAGCGAATAATATACAGTGACTTCACGTACAATGTTAGTATAAGTTCACAGATTAAAAGTAAAAAACCTGATGCAAAATACATCAACGAAGATGAAGCCAAGCGATTAAAAGAAAATTGCATGAAAAATTTAAACATGCATGCAATTGTCAATTACGAAATCATATTTGCGCTGCTAACTGGTTGTCGTATTGGTGAAGTATCTGGATTGACCTGGGACAATGTTCACTTTCGTAAGCAAACGGTATTCATTGAGCATGGCTTCAACTACGATCAAACTCAAACATTTAAAAAAACAAAAACAGAAACCTCAGAGCGAGAAATTAAAATATCCACAGAATTGATTTCTATACTTAAAAAATTAAAAAAACAACAGCAGGAGCTTTTCATTAAACAAGGATATCGAGATGAGCGTAATTTAGTATTTCTAAATAGTAATCACAAAATAATTTCAGATAACGCAGCTAATAAAGCTCTTAGAGGCAAGCTAAGCAGTCCTGATGTTAATGCTGACAATATCATTACTTTTCATGGATTAAGGCACACACATGCTTCAATTTTGATTTCACACGGTGTTGATGTGTCTTATGTATCACAAAGATTAGGACACAAGAATATAGCAATCACGCTTAACACCTATTCTCACTTACTTCAAAAAGCAAAATTACAACAAGAAGAAAAAGCACTTAATGTATTAACGGAAAATTTGGGGTAA